GAAGACTGTGAACCACCCAGTGTGTTGCTGTTATCGAAACCAGTAACAACAACGTCGCCACCTCTTAGTTTCAGGAATTCAACTTCCGAGATCGAAACCGTACCCGTGAAGGTGATGTTACCAGTTCTGTTCTCGATCTTAGCGAATGTACCAACCTTGAAGTCACCTAGTTCGTCAGTACCAGAGACATATGTTCTACCATAGTTTTCAGATACTTGTTCGTTGGAGTCGATCTTAACACCACCGTTCTCAGGTAGAGCATTGTAGTCAGTACCAGAACCAACGAATTCCCACGTGTGAGAAGAAGAGTTACAAATAGATGGTCTGTGTAGAGCAATTAACTTGGTAGAAAGTGTGCTGTTGGCAACGATATTACCTGTAGTCTTGTTCCTGAAGCTAGCGGCACCACCACCAGAACCATCAGTGATGGTAATTCTTGCTCTGTATGGAGGACCCTCTCTTAGGAGTTCTACCTTATCGATGAAGTATTCATCTTCTAGATCGGTAGATTCGTGATCATCAATTCTAACAATGTAGTGCTCCAAAGGAACTCTACCGATGTTATCAATGGTAAGTTCGGTGTTACCAGTTACACTTTCAGAAACAACGTCAATGAAGGCACGGTTGTAACCAGAAGAAGTTCTGAAACCAGCGTCAAATTCGTATGGTTCTCTTCTAACACCTGTCGCTCTTAGAGCAAACTGACCGAAGTTAGAAGCGGAGTTGGTAACAGAAGCGTAACCACCAGATTCACAAAGGATACCATCAACAGTAAAGATACAGAAGACCGAAACCAACTGGGTGTAACCATCTTCGATAACCTTATAACCAATACCATTCTGCTCGGAAACAATCGTGAATGCCGAGGCAACCATGGACTTACCCTGGTTGGGGAAGGTTGCTCTGCCGTCAGTTAGACCAGCGAAAGGACAGTTTGGACTCTTGACTTTAGAACCGTCAATCAGAGCACCACTACCACCAATCTTGGAGATGATAGAAGAGTTCTGGGTGTATGGAGATGCCGAGATGATAGGTAGATCATCGTAGACAGCACGGATAGTAACAGTGTTGTTTAGAGCATCACGTAGAATGTTGTCTGGATACGAGATAACATCATCACCAGCATATAGTGTGCCAGTAGTTCTAGTCGTGGTTCCAGGTTGAATTGCTGAACTACTGAGAGGATCTGAGGCATACTCAAGGATACCATCTACAATTCCGAATGAAGTTGAGATAGTGGATTCTACGTTGGCACAGATAGCATTACCACCAGCAGGATAAGCAGAAACTGGGTTGGTTCCTACAGTCCTCCTAAAGGTGTGTGACGACTGTGGTAGATGCTTGACAGCACCTGTGGTAGCACTTACAAACGTGTGAGCAGACTGTGGTAGGTGCTGAATAGCACTTGAGGTTGCTCTAATGAATGTGTGGGTAGATTGTGGAAGATGCTTGACAGCGTTAGCAGTAGCACCTTCAAAGTAATGTGTGGATTGTGGTTCGTGCTTGATCGCTTGAGCGGTAGCACTTACGAATGTGTGTTGTGTAGTGTTAGAAGATGTTCCAACATCAATGGTGAACGTACCGTCTTGACGCTCAATGCCATTAGTAGAAGCACTTACGAACGTATGGCTGCCAGTGTAAGAAGAAGATCCAACGTTAATTTGGAAGGTGTTTGTAGTTACACCATTGATCTCCATCCAACGACCAGATGGATAATCGTAGTTAGCACGTGGGTAAGACTTCTGTACTGTGTTGCCATCTAGATCACAAGTATAAACTAGGGATCCGTCAGCAATCTTAACGTAGTCGCCGTTAGAGAAACCGTGGTTGGCAACAGTGAAGGTGATGATGCCAGTGGAAGCATCATAAGGAGCATCAGTTGCTGTATGCTGAGTAGAACCAACAGCAATGATAGGAAGTGATGTGCCACTTGCTGGATCAGTTGCTCTAGGATATGTGTGGGTCGATTGGTCGCTATCTTGAGCACAGGTAAATGTTAGTGAGTTGTCAGCGATAACAACGCCACGTCCTACGCCAAGACCATGCTGTCCTACCGTAAGAGTTAGGTAACCTGTTACAGGACTGTACGTAGCAGCAGATGGTTGGAAATACTTGTTAGGACCAGAGATACCAGCATTGATGGTAATCGTATTTGCTGTAACAGCAGTGATAGGAACAGATCTACCAGAGTATGGGTCAATACCAGGACGTGGATAAGTCTTCGTGTCAGTACGATTATCCATGTCACAAGTGAATGACAAGGAGTTGTCAGCAATGACGACACCAGTGCCGACTGCCAGACTGTGTGTACCAATTGTTAGTTCTAGTTCTCCAGTAGCAGGATCGTAATCGGCACCTGTTGGAGTGAACTGTACATCGGAACCAGCAGTACCAACATTGATGGTGAAAGTTCCGTCTTGTCTCGAAAGACCATTAGGTGTGAAACTTACAAAACTATGAGCAGAGGTATCTCTAGGAATTGGTAGACCTTCGATACGATACTGGTTGGCATCAATAACAGTGATGTCAAACCATCTACCACTGCCGTAGTCATAACTACGTGGGTATGTGTGGTTAGAAGCATTGCTGTCTAGATCACAGGTAAAGGTGATAGCATTGTCATCTACCTTGATGTAGTCACCTGTAGAGAATCCATGACTGTTCTGGGTGAATACAATTGTTCCTGCTGTTGGTGAGTAAACAGCATTAGATGGAGTGTGAGTTGTAACACCTACGCTAGTGATAGCAATAGACTTACCAGCGAATGGATCAACACCAGGACGGGGATAAGTCTTCTCCGTGGCGTTGTTGTCCATGTCACATGTGAATGTGAAGCTGTTGTCTTCTAGGACAACACTACGACCAACACCAAGACCATGCTGTCCTACGGTGACAACCATGTCACCAGTAGCAGGATCGTAATCAACAGCGGATGGTTGGAAGTTTTGATTAGCTTTGGAAGCGCCTACGTTGACTGTAATCGAGGTCGGTGTGGACCCCGTAATCTTCATAGACTTACCAGCGAATGGGTCGATTCCTGGACGTGGATACGTCTTCTGGGAATCATCTCCATCCATAGCACACGTGAAGGTGAAACTATTGTCATCCAGGACAATACCTTCTCCTAGAGATAGCGAGTGAGTGCCAATCTCCATGGTAAAGTTACCATTGGAAGGATCGTAAGTAGCAGCAGTTGGAGTAAATGTTTGATCAGGACCAGAAGCACCTACGTTAACTGTAATAGTATTAGTGGTTACTGAACTGATTGGTAGTAGACCTGAAGCAGCAGTCTGATCAGTGTCTGGTAGGTAATGCTCAGTCTTATTACCATCCATGCCACAAGTGAACACGAACGATTCAATGTTTAGACGAATAGATTCGTTTGTGGTTACTCCATGAGCACCAGCGAATGTCATTACAAATTCGCCGTTAGCGGGATTGTAAGTAGCGTCAGTAGGTGTTAGTTGTGCTGTAGGAGTTCCGTTAGCATCAACTAGGATGGTGTTATCAGTGAACTGAGGGATTACAGTGAAAGCATTTGTAACCGCTGATCCAGATGCTGTCTCCCAGTTTCTCATTGCCTGGATAGACAGGTCTCTAACTTTCTGGAAAGCAAATCTAGTAGCACCTAGTTCACTAGCAGGGATTCCAGTTAGGGTGGTTCCTGTGTAGTAGAGTTCAGCAGCATTTACAGCACCAGTGTTACCACCAAGTACCAAGTCTCTCAAAACACCACTGAGAACTTTATTGATATCTCTACGGCACTTACGCTCGTCAATGTTGTTGAGACCAAGAGAAGGATAAGATTGCTTGGTATTCAGATATGCTTCATCAGCAATTAGATCTCTGTTTCTAGCAATCAGATAAGCAGCATCTAGATATGTACCAGAAGCATTGTTGGCAAGAACATCAACAAACAGATACGACAGTGTGTTGATAGCGTTTGCTACGTTAGCACAAGCAGGAGATCCTACAGTATCATCAATAATGGTTGGATCAATATAAGCATCTAGGGTGGTGTATACAGGATTGTAAACAGGACCAGTTAGTCCATTACCAGTACGCCACTTTCTCATGGCGAAGATTGCTAGTTCTCTAGCATACTCAATAGCACGGACAGTTTGAATGATTTCATAATCTACATATTCAATCTGACCAGCATCAACATACTTGAGAGCACCTTCAATAATATTGTAGTTGCTACCATACTCCAAGTCACGAATCAAAGCATTCAAGAAGTGCTTGACATCTCTACGGCACTTCTCGTCACTGACAGGAATACTGAAACTTGGATATTCTTTCTGGGTAACAACTCCATTGATAGTACATTGTACTAGGATACCTTCAATCTTAGCGGTATCATCTTCTAGTAGACCATGTGGGTTGTCAACGGTAACCGTAGCTTCTCCAGTTACATCGTGGTCATAAGAGAAGTCAGTAACGTTTAGAGTAGTTCCGCCAACAGTTACTGTACCACCACTTACATAGGTGTGAGCATATGGATTGGTTCCAAGATAGATCTTGAAGTTTAGAGTCGTTACATCATATACAGAGTAATATTCTTTCTTGAATTGATCATTAACTCTACCTACAACTTCTTCAGCAATGAAGTCTAGGTTGTTTCTAATTTGTAGGCAAGCATCCTGGAATCTTCTTTCTACAGGTTGAGATTCGGGGAACTTGTTTGGTGAGTTGAGTAGTGATAGTGTTACTGCTTTAGAAACACTCTTAACACTGATAACAGCACCTTCCTGTTCTGGGTTCCAATCTGAAATGTTATTCAGACCTAGAGCTGGATCAATTTTCTTAGGAATAACAAATCGTCTTGCTCTACCATCAGCGTCTTCAATTACCTTGTAAATTCTTTGTACGCCATTGAGGAAACTGAGGTTTGGTGTGACCGTAGGCATACCAGTGATCTCAATCTCTTCGCCCTCTTTGAAGTCGTGGACGTTACTAGCACCTTCTAGTAGGTTGGTGTAGAAGACAACACCACCTAAATCTTCGCCAGTACCATAGATGTTGCTATTGAAACCACCAGTGGTAATGCTTGGATCTCCTTGTAGGGAGAAGTCAATTCTTACGACAGGTACTTCTTCTACTGGTTGAACTGCTTTGTCACGACCTTCAAATACAACTTCACCTTCTGCTCTAGTTGATGTTACGTTGTTAGCATTGAACTCGTAAGCATCTCTTACATACGTATAGAATACTTGTCCACCATCGTCGGTAGTTGCTGTAGAGTCAGTGTGAGTAGGACCGACAGTACCAGATGTACCAGCAGTGGTTACCTCATAAACTGAGTCGATGTTCCAGACTAGATCACCTAGTTGGTATACGACGCCACCATCCCATCTCTGTGTGCCAGCACCACCATACTTGAAAGCTTCTGAAGATTGGAATGTACCAGAGATACCAACAACGTCAGCAATATTACCTGTAACGAAAGCATTAGCATCGTTAACATCAGTAATATCGAATTCTACGCTGTTAATTCTAGCAACAACACCAGTAGTAGCACCTCTAGCAATCGTGCCACCAACTAGATCGTTAGCGCCAGTGTTGAAAGTAAACGAAGCTTTAAATTTCTGTGGACCAAAGAACTGGTGACCAATTGGGAAACTAGTTCCAAAATCTCCATTGGCACTAGCATCATATGTAATTCTTTGCTTGTCGTCAAAGACCATAGCAAAGTCCCAAGTACCAACAGAGGCACCTGAGGAGTTAACTTTATCTTGATACGTTACACCAATAACATAGTTCTTATCACCGAACTTGAAGATGTGCTTACCAGGATTGTTAGGTCTGATAATAACCAGACGGAGGTTGTCACCAACAATAGAAGCGTCTGGTGGAATTGAGATTGGGTTATCTTCTAGGTATTCACCACCAGCGATGATAACCGATTCTTTTACGCCAGGTGTTGCCCATGCCAACTGACATGCTTTCTTGATCGTTCTAACTGGGTTAACTGGGGAACGACCATCGTTATCGTCATCACCAATTTGTTCTGAAACGTAGATACGACCACCAACGTCATTCGTTGCTAGGTTGAGGACGTATTCTGTGGTAGCAATTTTATCTGATCTATCACCAAGTAGAGGAGTAATAGAACGGGGGAAGATGCCAGAGTTTCCACCCTCACCATAGAACTTATCATTGGGAGCATCTACTCTAAAACCAATGTGCTTGAAGATAACGTCGCCGTTGAGAGCGTTTCCGTCTTCATGTGTTGGGGGGAGAACATCACAAGTACCAGTATTCAGTGCCTGGTAAACATTTTTGTTGGAATAGAAATACGAGTTGATCTGTACGGGTTCTGCCGTATCTGGGAAAGGTACACCTACACCATTCAGGAATACTTTGAGGTGGGGAGCACGCACCTTGATATCTGGGGTAACCAGATTATCAATATCAAGGTTGAGAATATTTGCTGTATCAGAAATGATAGACGTAGACGTTCTGATAGCACCATTGATGTCAAGTTCAAAATCAATAGTATCGAGAAATGCTTCAGCAGAAGCACCAAAACCATTACCACCAGTGATAGTTACAGTTGGGGCAATTTCATAACCATCACCAGGATTATCAATCAGGATGGAAATGATTCTACCAAAACTATCAGTATCAGCGGTAGCAACTGGTACGATACCTCCAGGTAGAGTTGGAGCAGAGAAATTAATGGTAGGGGTATCAGTGTAACCTGTACCTGGAGATAGAACATCGATACGTTCTACTCGTCTTCCAGTTCTGTTGATACCAACACGTGGAAGATTTGTGCCAGAGTCAATAACTGCTTGAACGATCTCACGTTCATTCGATCCAGCACCCGCTCGGAGGCGTACCGAATTAGAACCGACGATGGTGGAATCTACGCCTCTAATCTGTTCTCTGTCAGAATTAAACTGAAAACTCATGTTACTACCCAGTCTACCGTATGGTTTTATTCTCTTATCTATTTAGCATCATGTCCAGTCGATGCTGACTACTTCTACGTATCCTACCCACTTAATAGTTTGTCCTGGAGTACCACCTTGTTTGGCAACCGAGTAACTAAATCTGTTCAATGCACCTGTATCAAAAAGTTCTGTGGTCCATGTTTCTCCAGATGGAACACTGTCTTTAACGATAGTAATTAGATTAGAAAGTTCTGTTGGAGCTCCAGTATCATCTACGATAAGTACAGATTCAATTTTCTGTGACAGGTGACCTGTTCCCAGATTATTGACACCAATGATATGTGCTGTAACAAAGTTGACGCTAGTTGTTGGAATTGGAATCTGAGCGCCAGCGCCATCCAATGCCAGAACATCGGTGGTGTTTCCTCTAAGAACATACTTAGAAGAATAAGCATCATCGAAATTTGTGTTTTTAATTTCTACAGAGTTAACGTTAACAAGGTCTTTTGTTTCGTTAACTATAGTAAGATTCTCTACAGAAAATCCCCCTACCGAATCCAGGGGTGTTAAATTGGATGCCATTTATTGTTTACCTCTTGGTGATGGTTTTTACAAAGGTGATTTCTACATTATCATTCAGTCCCAAATTAGAGTCCAAAGTAACTGTAATTCTAGAGTTATTTAAACCATCAATGTCAAAGGTTGCTGAAATAATATCAACACCTGTTTTAATATTATTAATTTCGGTGTAGTAGAGATCAGTACCATCATCGATTACATTGTATTCAATAATCTCCTTATCACCAGTAGTAGTGTTGACAGCGGTAACTAGAACTTTACCAGAAGACTCGGTAGATAGATTATACAGAGTGGCATTACCAGCAGCACCTGATTGTCTAGTGAGAGAAAGTCTTGAAGTATTCAATCTGAAGTGATTGAGATCTAGGTTAGTAAGTTCGTCATCCAGTAGAGTGATATTGTCTGGAGTACCTGTGGTGAATCCTAGGTTAAAGATAACATCACCAGTATTTGTTAGTCTAAACAGATGATCGTTGTTGAGACCAGAAGAAAGACCAATATCAAGTTTATCTCTTGTGGAGTAGATGAAAGTAGTATCAGCAGCAGTGTGATCAACATTCAACGATAGACTAGAGATTCCTAGAGTCTCAGCATCGATATTCATTACCTCGCTTACAGACTCGAAGGTATCGATGGTGTCTAGTGTCAACGCTGTTCCAGACAACCTCATGGTGTTACTGCCACCATTGAAGAAGTAAAGAATATCTTCGTCAGCGTTGGGAGCAGTCTCAGGCATAATCTTGGTATCCTGGTCAATATCCTTGACGCCACCAAGACCGCCCCACTGAGCGCCGTTGTATCCTTCAAACTGACTGTCGTCAGTGTTATATCTAACAGAACCCTGGATAGGATTACCTTTAGAGTTGTTGTCTCCTACAGGAAGAACAAGAGAAGATTGACAATCAATCTGTACCTTCTGACTTCCATTAGGACTGATAACAATATCGTTAGTGATCGAGGAGAAAGTATTTCCAGAGAACTTCAGTTCACCGTTAACCGAAAGAGCAGTGAATCCCAGAGGATCAATCTTAACTTCGGAGATCTCTTCAAAAGTTAGTGGAGAAACAGCAGAGATATACCAAGTTAGAGTTACATCTCCGTTAGTAGCATCGCCACTGGTATGAATTGGTTCACTACCAGAGACTGCTAGCAAGTTGATACCACCAGAATTAGCAACCGCTGTTACCTCGTAAATATTATTCTGATACTTGAGGTAATCTCCCAACTGAACTGGTGCTTGAGCAGCCCAATCAGTATATGTTGGAGCAGCAATGTTTGGAGATCTTACCTTCTTGACATTGACAAACTCTAGGTAAGTTGGAGAAACTTTGAGTGTGTTTACATTATCATTGATAAACCACAGAGTATTATCGTTTGCCCCGACAGTTTCTTCGGCAAGAATTGTTGTATTACCATCTAGGTCTCTAACGCCACCAAGAGAAGACCATTGAGCATTAGTAGAACTATAACCTTCGTAGGAGTTAGTTTCGGTATTGAATCTAATAGCACCATCTTGAGCGATTGGAGTATTAGGACGTTGACCTGTAGTACCAGTAGGAATAACCAAAGCGGTACTGGTTTCCACCTTAGCAACTCTGTTCAAAGCAGGAACAAGAGTGATGTCGTTAGTTCCTGTAGTGGTAATTTCGTTATCAGCAATAGTAAGAATATTGTTGATATTCAAACCAGAGTTTGCTCTAACATTACCCTGTGTAACCAAGTTACCATCAGTGTTGCCAATAGTAAGTTTGCTATCTCCAACCGTTACATTACCTTCAATGGTAAGAGCAGGAGAATCTAATACTAAAGTGCTAGCAGATTCAATTTCAGGAGCAATAACTTTCTGCTGTACATTAATAGTTTTTGTTGAGATTAAAGTGTCTACAGTAAGATCATCAACAGTTCCAGTCTCGATGTCAATATCTTGAGCAACTACTCTGCCGTTTAGTACGTCCAATGTAATTACATCTTGATCAGAAACATTGATAAGAGTAACTACCAATCCACTACCAAAAGAATTTGGGTTGTTTGGATCAATAGTTAGTGTAGCACTACCACCCATTCCAGCATGACTGGATGTACTATCCGATCCACCAGAAGTACAGAAGTAATAGAGTGTACTAGGGGTGTTTGCTGTGACCTTAATTCTAAGACCTTCGCCAACGTTTACTACACCATCGGTGTAAGGAACACCAGCAAATGTTAGTGTTGCTGCTCCACTACCAGTTGGGTTGTCGGATAGAGTTAGTGTTGTAGCACTATCAACTGACTCGACGGTAGTATCTAGAGATAGAGTACCATCACCACTAGCAGTGATTGCCATTCCAGGGAAAATACCACTAGTGGAAGCAACCGTAATTTGAGTCTGTGAAGCAGTAAGAGTTGTAGCAACATTTTCTACTACATTATATGTTCCACCATCATAAGCACTTAGAGCGAAGTTATGACTACCGTTCGATGAATCTTCAGTATTGAATAGGTATGTGCTGCCAACATAAAGAGTTAGGTTTGGATGAATTGTTCCATCAATATAAAACTTACTTTTATCTGCTACTGTGTCAACTTCGATTGTAGTAGCACTTCCTTGTTTGTTAATATCAACACCACTACTAGCACCAAGAGACTCTACTAGAATCTTAGTAATATCACCACCGACTTCAGTTACTTCGATGACCTCTCCAGTAACAGCAGAAAGACCATCATCATATTCCATGGTATCACCAACAGAAATAAATCCTGCTGCTGGTCTATCACTGACTACAAAGACAATCTCTTGGAAGTCTTGAACAGTTACTACACGTGTAATTGGTTGTACTAGATTTGTACCGTCTACAGTTAGGTTGTCTAATCTAGAGTAACCGTTACCACCATTATCTACCTGGACAAGTTCTACAGCACCAACAGAACCAACAGTATATTCAAAACTAGTAGATGGAGTGCTCCATGGTGGAATGAATGTTAGAGTTACAGCTCCAGCATCGTCAGCATCAGTGCTAAGTGTGATGGTGTTAGTTTGATCATCGATAGACTGTACTGTTGTTCCCGTTGGGATTGATCCAGCACCTGTTGCTGTGACAAAGAAACCTACACCGATACCAGCGAGACTTGAAACTACGATCTCATTGTCACTACCATCGGAAGTAAATGTCAACGATGCTGATCCAGCAGTAGTTGGTGCTTGATCGATAGTAATTGTATTACCAGAAACGTTAGTTACAACGGTTCCTTCTGCTACTTGACCAGTCTCCAAAATAGAAGATGATACTACCTGACCAACAGCAATGCCTTGGGAAGTAGAAACGCTGAAAGAAGTTCCTGCTCCCAGAGTAACTGCTAAATCAGAAACCGTTCCGTTAGTAGTACCAGTTACTCCAGTAACATTAGTACCAAGTCCTAATACATCTCCTACTTGATACCCACTTCCTTTTACATCAAAAGTAATACTGTTTACTTGTCCAGGATTTGTAGTAATCGTGTATTGGAATCCACTACCGCCACCACCACCGAGATCTGAGTCAGCAGCAGACAGAACATCATCCTTTAGATATCCACTACCTTGATCATTAACTGTGACTGAGGATACAACACCAGTGAAAGCAATTGCTGATAGGGTATAGAGGAATCCAGAACCACCAGACAAACTAGACTGGACATCACCATTGTTGACAATCAGTGTATCACCGACTTCGTAATCTGAACCAGCATCGGTAATAGTTACAGCAGTAACAGCACCACTAGCAATCTCAATGGTAGCTTGCATGCCTTTACCACCGTTGCCAGGAGTTCCTGCTTGTACAGAAATGGTGTTACCCATTCCAGAGTGAACCTGACAGACATAAGTGATAGTTTCTGTAGCGGCACCAGGACCGACAGTGAGATACAAAGCAGCGCCAGCATTTCCTTGAGCGCCTACTTCAATAATAGTATAGTGCTCGTTACCTAGTTGAAGTCCACCAGCATCTGCTAGAGCAAATGGGTGACCAGAAAGAGTAGAACTGCTTAGATCAAATTTATATGTGTTGCCCTTCTCAAAGGTAAGGGTAGGATTATTCAGACTGTTAATCTGGAAAATATTGTTTGGTGGAGGAGTACCAGGATTAGATACAACAGTGACAGTATATGTCGATGCTGGTTCGTTAATCAGATTTACATCACTGTAGACACCATCGGTGTAACTAGTACCAGCAGAAGTGATGTTACCTGAGAATACAGTATCACCAGATACGATGATATCTGCTATAGCACTAGATCCGTTACCGCCTGTTAGTGGGACATCGTTATAAATTCCAGGGGTATATGCTGAACCCTCAGTAGTGATATCACCATTGATACCATCAATTTCTACTGTAGCTTCTGCTCCAGTGCCATTACCACCAGTGAGTAGAACATTGGAATAGGTGCCACCATTATATCCATTACCATTATTAGTAATGGTTCCGACAAATTCGGTTACTTCGATATCAAATGTAGCGCCCTCACCTGTACCACCTAGAACAGCAATATCTTCATAACTTCCTGGATCATAGTTTGCTCCAGGGTTAGTTACTTCAATATCACTAGATGAGATAACACGCTTCTGAACAATTAGATTCTTATAGTTAACTTGACCAGCAGTTGTAATATCAAAGAGATTCTTTCCAGCAGATACAAAACCAATACTACCAGTTGACGGTCTGAAAATACCTAGAGATCCTTCGTTGATGAACGATAGAGACGGCACACCTCGGGTGCCATCCCCCAACTTCAGATTACCTGTGGACAGGTCACTACCACCTTGAGAGATCGAGAACAAGTTTGCTCCAATCTCGTTGATCTTTTGCCTTTGAGACTCAAAGGTGTCTGTTCTACTAACGTTAATTGCTGGCATTTCTTACGATCTCTCTAAGAAGTAGTTTGATTTCAGATAGTTCTTCCTTCAAAGTATTTATGTCTTCTAGCGCATTGTTAAATGTACGAGAAAAGTTTCTAGGAGCGGGTTTGTCAGTATTGACAATCGCTCCTGTATGGACATCACGATAAAGATTTTCGTGACCCTCAACTTTTAGGTATCTCATCAGTATGAAGCTACAGCTCTTAGATCTTGAATCTTGGGCACGTATGAAGGATCATCAGTTTTCATGATAATCTTGATAGCGAAAGATGTAAACTCAGGTAGATTAGAAGCACTGAATGTCAGTTCTTGATAATCTGTTTGCTTCTCAAACTGTCCTGAAATGGAGTTTGCTGGAGTAGCAAGATTGTTTACATCTGGGTTACCATCTACATTGAATGGAACCCAATTAATATCATCGAAGTTAGCAGAACTAGAAGACTCTCTAAGTTTATAGTAAATCTTAACGTTCTCGATGTCTGTAAGATTCATTGTAGATCTTACGTCGATGGCAGAACCAGCATTGTCAATGAATACTTCCTTAGTTACATACTTAGCAACCGAAGAACTATTTACAGCATCTGTTTCTGGAACATAGTCAACACCAGTCGTGTATTCGATGGTATTGATCTCGATGAATTTTGGATCGTCATCACCAGTAGATTGAACTACATCACCAATCCTGAAAATGTCAGGTTGCTGTTGAGCATCATCTTGATTTCTGGTGTATGCTGCTCCGTCTGCTGTCTTAGCAGTGTAATTATTATTAATGGGTTGATAAGAGTTTTCCACAATCAGAATCTTATCTTCGGCATCCCATAGGATGACCTTACCATTAATCTTATTAGCGTAACTTACACCAGCATCTGTTGGCGAATAAGCAATAACATTAGAACCAACACTGAAGTTGAAATCAATTTCAGAAATAGTGGTAATAGTAATACCAACGTTAGAGATTGGGATGCCATCTGTACCAATTAGAGTTAGAGACTCACCCTGTTGGAATGGAGTGATAGTTCTCAGTCTAATGGTAGCGTTGTTGTTGGTGTAAGCAGTAATGAAACCTTCTGCTTTAGAAGTTTGACCAACCAATGAAAGGTTCTGATCAATCTGTCCAGCGTTGGTTCCTGTTACAGCAAGAGCGAGTGTGTACAGAGGTTGGAATCTAACAATCTGATCTCTCTTACCATATCTATCTTCATAACCAGTAGCATTTTCAATTCTATTGCTAGCAGTCTTGACAGTAGCAGTACGTAGATCAATAACAGGTGATAGAACGGAAGTTTCTGAAGACAACTTAAACTTATACTTCAATGAATGGGGTAGACCATTCATGGTCTGGTTGATTCTGGAAGCAATAACTTTTTGGTTAGTGAAGAAGTGCTCTTCACCAAGGAAAGTCTTCTCGTAATCAACGTAACTATATGAGGTATAGTTCTTAGTATTGGAATCAACAGGTACTACATCAGTAGTAGCAACAAACGATTCAATCTTAGTGCCATCTAGTTGTAGGTATGGAACCTGAGCATACAGACGCTCAAACTTTCTGTTGTAAGAAGCAAGAACCGAGTTACCACCACCAATGATGCTAGAACCAGCACCGTTTGGACTTGTGATGTTGTAAGTATCAATACCAGAGTTGGAAACTTTGTATAGTCTTTGATTCAAAGTAACACCAGAAATACCACCGACATCTTTTGCTTCTTGGAAGAATACATAAGAGTTTCCAACATCTTCAAAACCATTGTCTCTGTGATAGACCTTGACAATCGAGTTGTTGTTCTTGAATAGTGTTGAGGTAGCATTAGTAGCAGATCTTACACTAGTCTCAAAAGGAGATACCAGTAGTTTTTCGTAACCTAGGTTCTCGTTAGTAACTTCAATCTCACCACCTACAGTTTCAAACTCAGCACGATACATGATGAATTTGATGTCTTCAAATAGATCCTCGGTCCAGTCATCAGTGTTCTGAGACTTGTACACAGAACCTAGAGAAGGTTGTGTGGTTACAATGTTACTGGTAGAAATTTCTTCCTGACCCAATACTGATGCCCATAGTTCATATTCGATAGAATCGGTTTCGATGGTTAGAGCATACTCAGTATTGTTTTGGAGATATACAGGATGCTTGAAGTCGAATCTAGTTGGAGTGGTAGATTCTGTTACACCATCATAATCAACAGCAACACCCATTCTTACAGCAGGCGTATCGATTTCGATTACAGATTCGATAACAGCACCAGCAGCACCAAGACCTACACCCTTAACAACAACTGATGGTGGTTCGGTGTAACCCCTTCCAGTAAGCGAAACCTCACAGTTGTATACCTTGCCATCGGAGACAGAGATAGAACCTGTTGCTGAGGATCCACCAGGCAACTGAGGACTTTCTATGACAATGGAAGCAGTCTCGTAGTTGTCACCAACAGAACTAACCTTCAGGTCAGTAACTTTACCAGAATCCTTAGCGATAAAGACGCCTAGGGTTGTGTTGTTTCTAGCGTTGTATGCTGTGATAGAAGGAATCGTCAACGACTCGTTTGCTACAAACTTAGTTCCATTGTGGTTGCTAAGAACAAGAGTATAAACTTGCTCTTTGTTCATCTGGAATGAACTGCTGGTGTCATCACCAACTCTTACCAGATTAGAGTCAAATACCTTAGCAATAGGACCAGAGGCATTGGATGTCTTACCTGTTACGAACTCATCGAGAGCAACAGTAACAGTTTCAGCTTCTCCTGTGACATATACTCTTAGATATGTTTCTGGAGTCAGTGATACTTGTGTACCAGGAATGATGTTCTTGCCTGGTTTGCCAGCAGCAACGTCAGTTAGATATGCTCTAATTGGAATAGTCTCACTCTTCTTATTAAAGAAGAGATCAACACCAGTGGTCATCAAACCACCGTCAAAGTTCTCAATCTTAAATGTCTGAGCAAGTGGATTGGGTTTGACTGGGTTATCAGTGTTGCTGTCAACCAACTGTACACCTTCATTTGCTTTGAAGAAGGAAGTAGCAGTAGATGTGATGCTAGGTGGATTGGAAGGAGTAGTACCAGAAGCATAGAACTTAACTTCAGCATAGGTATCAACTTCATTCTTGTCAGCATCATCAGAAGCAGATGTAAATCTAATGGTCTTTGTACCAGTAGAAAGTCTGATCTCTTCTCCAGTCTGATCGTAATCAACAGTATCTACGTTGCCAGTCCATCTAGTATTAGATACTGGAGGTAGACCAGCAGGAACTAGAATGATGCCAGACAGGTTACCATTGGAATCAGTAACTAGAGGAGCACCGAAGGTAGACAGAGAGTTACCTGCCTTACCACTGAAGCGACTATCAGGAACAACATAACGTCCAATGTTACGTCCTTCCATGAAGACATAAACAGCAGTATCAGGCTTCAGTCTGTTCATTACAAACTTGATGGGGATCGATCTAGCAAAGAACTGTAGAGAAGTAGCAACTTTCTTGTCGCCAACGGTCTTGGTGGAAACACCTTTACCTACTTCATTGTTCTGTGGACTTACATTAGAAGAACTAGCAATAGAAGCAGATTCAACTGTGGATTCAATGTCCTCACTGTTAATGTTAGCAAGAGATTCGATGGGTAGGATACCAGCATCAGTACCACACCAGTTAACGATGAATGAGTTGTAGATGCTAGAGTAAGCATCTGCCACAATATCCTTCGCTAGGAAGATGGAGTTCAGTTTCGTATTGGAATCAACAACCAAAGGAGCAATGCCTTGATCATACCAGGAATCTTGCTGAGGTTCAATTACACCTTCGCCAACATACTGGATGACAACAAATGGGTTGGGGTTGATGGTCTTAGTAGCGTTCTTATTGCTCAGTAGTTCTACATTGCTGAAAGGCAGTGTAACAACACCATCATTAATTACATATCCATCGACTGCTCTCTGGTCATCTCTAGTATTGATCTCTTTTAGAACAAAACTATCTTCTTTAGACTGTGCTCTTAGAACAGACTGCTGAGTGTCAATAGCACATCTATAGTCCTCGGACTTGAGGTTACCAGTTCTGTGTGCTTCAAAGTTATCTACAAGGAAACCAGACTTGAATCTATCAAGACCAATTTCGTCCTTGACTTGCATGTTTAGTGCTTGCTGCTCAAGGATGCTTAGAGTGGTGTAATACTCAAGACGCTCGATACGCTTCTCCAACTTACCGATGTCCTTCATGGTATAACGCTTGTTATCCACAGGAACGATTCTTACATCTTTGCTGCTATTAGTATAAGCAGGGATGTGGAGATAGCAAAGAGAAACAGCATCATCTACTGGTTCTGGTTTGGATGGGTTTAGCGAAGCATTACCTTCCTTGATAATGAAGTCGCCTTTCTTCGTGAGGAATAGACCATCAATACGATCCAGGTACTGCTTCTCACTGAAGGAGACAGTGTAAGGTAGATTGAAGTCAGGAGCAGGAGTTCCTGTTGGGATACCACCAGTTCCTAGGAAAGTGATGTAGTCAGTGCTGTCAAATCTCTCGACAATAGACTGATCTTGGAAACCAGTAATGGTAGTATTACCGTCAACCTTAGGTCTGAAGTCGATAGAGTCTCTAAGAGAGATGACACCATTAACAGTAGAGTTGAATAGAGGAATCTCATCAGGTAGGACACCTGCTTCATGAAGATACGAGTCAACAGTACAGAAGTCACCCTGAGAATGCTCGAAGAAGTCAAACGCTGCTACTAGTTGACCAGTAGGAGCATCAAAACCAGGCTTCAATACAATTCTAGAGACATCATAGTATGTGTCTCTCTGTCCATTGTCAAACTTAAACTTGTAGGTTACATCAGTACCACTAACTAGATTACCAGCAGTATCAACTACAGGTGGGTTGGTGGTTGTACCTTCATAGACATACTTCAGTTTGAATACGTCAGAATAGGAGAAGGTTTCGATGACATCAGAATCATAATCCTGACCTCTTAGAGGAATTACACGGTCACCAGAAGAGATGATGATAATACGCTTGTTCCTGATAGCACTCTTGAGTCTAGGACGTGCCTTGTCGATCTCAACTGTAGCAGTCAGTTTTAGTTTTGGATAGTTACCATCTAGAATGTTACCGAAGTAATCTGATGGGAGATCCTTGATTCTTAGAGCACCAGCAGTTACGCTACTAGCAGTGATCACTGAATCGGTTACTTCAATATATCTTGGATCGATGAATACAACGTCACCGTTTTCCACAACAGAGGAAGATCCTTTGCTTAGAACAGTAACAATGAACTGCTCTTCACTGAAACTAACAAACTTCTGTGTACCAACAGGGAGTTGAGCAGTAAAGGTTAGGTTGCCACCACTAGCAGATAGATCCGTAACAAAATCCTTTCTTACATGATACTTAAACTTGGTATCAGAAGAATCGTTAACTAGAGATGCTACTTGCTTGCTACCAGTTGGGAATACCAGAGTAGCAGCACTATTAGATAGTCTAGGACGTAATCTTACAATAGTGGCATTATTAATGTCAGCAGGTAGAGCATAGTCTAGATAGATTCTAGATTTCTGTGTGTCCTGTGGTAGTGTGACATACTGTACAATGTTCTTAATAACGTTATTGTTGGCGTCAGTAAACTGGATGATGTCACCTTGAATCAGGTCACCAGTTAGATCAGCACCAAAACCATTACATTCGATAAACTTAAATCCATTATTACCGAAGAAGGTAAAGTCACTGATTTGCTTGTAGGTAGCATAAGAAGTTGACGAGAAGTCAACGTCAGCAGTGAACGTGTAGTTATTGAATGTAGACGATAGTGACTTCACATTCTGAGGAGTGAAAGTCAGTACAGTGTCCTTGAATAGAACAGGAACAACAGTTGCCTTGTCGCCATTAGCTTCATCACCAGTAAATCCAATTGTTGGTGGGGTAGCATAAGTCTGTTGTAGAGCACTTCTGTCTTCTACACTGACTACAACTACAGAACCACCATACAAGACGATACCAACTTTAGATTGATCGAAGGTTGTACCATTGATCACCATCTGTGAAGACGATGTGTAATTAGTACCTCTCTTTGTCACAATAAAGTGTGAGATGGTATTCTCTTTAGCAATCTTGATGGCGTTGTTCTCTTCATCAATGATTGTCTCACCAGGAATGAATTGACCTGACAATGTGGTTACAAACAACGTAGAGATGCCACTGAATTGACCCTCAGTGTCATTTTCAATTACACCGTATGCCTTACTTTCCTTACCGTAGATGTACTTACCATTCTTGAAAGTCTGGGCAATGATTTCTTTCTCTAGTTTTAGTCTAGTGAAGAAGACGGGATTGAAGTATGAGAAACCAAACGTAGCATTGTATGGAGTATTAGATCCTGTTCTACCTCTAGAGAGGATGATGTCAGAATCGGGATTGAATCCGTTGCCTCTATTGATTAGTCTGAAGTTCTTTGGTTTTGATACACCAACGATAGGAGTAAACGATGGGTTGTAGTCAACAACTAGACCATAAGGACTAGAAGAAGTCTCCATCTGTGTTTGAGAAGTGTAGATATACCTTCTGTAGTCTGTCTCATCATTATCAAACTCCTTCATGTACTTGTCTAGGTCACCTTTGTTACCTAGAATTGTAAGTTCACCGAAGTATGCTGAGTTAGCACTATTAACCTCTGGACGGTTGACAACTGCCTTACCGATTACCTTAGCACTCTTACCATTGATAGTTCCAGTTCCTCTGGTTGTGACAAAAAAGATTTCGTCAGGAAGTTGGGAGGTTTGTGTTGGAACATCACCAAGAGCCTGAACATAAATGGTCATGATACCTTGTTCTAGACCAAATGCTTCAGATCTTCTGCTGACAGAATCTCTAAAGTATCCATCTGGTTCTAGACCTGAGAATCCAATCGTACCATCATTGAATACACTGTTTAGAGAAACAGTTGGGTATCCAGTAAGTTCATCACCAACGGTGTTTAGAGGGACACTACCATAAACGTTGGTAATATTGAACTCAGGAAGACCCTTCGACTTGATAGTTACATTGTCACGGGATAGGGTATCTCTACCTTTACTTACCTCAAGAGTCTTAGTCTCTTTATTGATAATTTCATATCCTTTGACATATGCCTTACCAGAACTTACAGACAAGACCATCTTGCCTTCTGCTTCTACTGCCGAATACTTTCTGTTTACTAGACCAGTCTCATTGCTGAGGGCATACACACCATTGTTACCAGTTCTCTGGTAATACTCTCTAACATCGTAGTCGAAATCTTCTACAACGTAATCGCCAGACTCATCAAATGTTCTTCTTGCTAGAGTCTCTTCTAGTAGGGTATAATCTGCCGATTTAATTTGCTTCTCTACAGTTCCGTTCTTGATCTGAACCAACTGGATGAAGTTTTTATCAGTATTAGCAGAATAATCAAACTTAGTAAGGTTTAGATTAATGCTAAGACGATGAGCACCAGGAGCAGAAGAGTTAGAGAAACCTCTGGCATTATCTGCTAGTGAAGTGTCCTCCTCAGGAGTAACAATATCTTCGCTAACAGTAAAACCGACTTTTGCTGATGCTTTGTTATAATATTTGTTAATAATCAGTAGTTGTTTTGGATTTCTTACAAAGAAACCGTTAACAAAGTACACACCTTCCTGTACATCTACAGCAGTAGCAAAGCCCATGGCACGACTACCCAAGGTAGTGATGTTGCCTGAAGTAGGATCTTCTACATTAATACTGGTAGGGAGTACGCTACCATCTGTACCGACGACAAGTAGAGGAGTATTGATACCAGCGATAACTTCTAGCGTTTCACCTTGTCTGAAGGTGGTTTCGTTACTAGCAGCGCCACTAGTGGTATATTTTACGAACAATGTATCTGCTTCAATGTCTGACCCGTACTCAGCACTTAGTACGCGCCCAACAACTCCAGAGTTTAGACCCTGGAGTTGTGTTCCAACCAATTTTTTAATATCGTATTTCTTGTAAACGATCTGTCCGCCTTCGTTTACGGCGACTTCGGATACAGAGGATAACTTGACATAATCGAGCTTGGTATTAAGTCCAACCTCTCCAGGGATGACTTGCTGTCCCTGCTTGAAGTTGAACTTACCAAAACTTTCAATTTGATTCTGGAGAATCGACTGTAGAGAAGTTAGTTCTCTAGTCTGGATCGAGTATCCAGGTCTGAACAAAACTTTATAAAAGTTTTTGCCAGAATCGTAGTCATCATAATATGGTGCTACGTTAAGATTCGTCTTTTGTGGCATGTTACTCCGCCAAATACTCTACATTGTTCGTTGAAGTATTTAGCGGAGTAAAAAAGAAATCAGAACTCAATAACGAGTTTGATATCTTCAATCTGGTCAGCAGCACGGGTGATGAGACGACGGTTCTCAACGTAGATGATCTCACCAGAGTTGTTACCGATCTCAGGAGTGGCAAGACCACTAGCGAAAGTAACACCTACGAGCGTGTCGTTACTGGTAGCATCGACAGTACCAGAAGCAAGGGACTGAGCACCAGAGATAGCGTTACCACTGTTCTCGAAGTCTCTTACAACACCAGCATCGGTGTGGAGTGAAGGCGACTGGATGTACTTAAGTACACCAGCACCACCAGGACCAGCGTTACCAGCATCTCTTTCCCAAGAGACGACAGTACCGATAGCAGTACCACCAGCGGCAGCAGTCTGTGAAATTACTTCGTCAGCAACGAAGTCAGCAGTAGCACCAGTGACTTTAACAGCATATACACCACTTAGGGTAGGAGCGGTAGCGAAAGTAGTACCACCAGCAGCAAATGGGTCACGGATAATACCGATACGACGGAAGTCGTTGTCAACAGGGAAGTCGCCAGAACCTTCAGCGTAGGTTAGACGGATGTTCGTCATAACACGCTTGCCGTTGAGTTCTTCTTCAAAGTTGGAACCATGACCACCTTGAGGAGGAAGAACTACTTCCATAGCACCAGTAGCGTTAGCAGGAACAACGTTAGAGGTCTTGGTTGTTAGACCAGCATCGGTGTAAAGACCTACAGGAGCACCAGTCCAACCTGGATCGCCGTTCTCAAGACCATCTTGGAGAGGAACGGTAGCATAGGTGTAACCAGAACCAGGGTTAGATACGGTTACAGCGGTAAGAGCACCACCAGCAACGGTGATTTCTACAATACCACCAGTACCATCACCAACAATAGGAGCATAGTACGTACCGTTGGTAAGACCCTGACCAGCGTTCTCGATTAGAACAACGTTGATTGAGTTAGGATCAGCGGTAGCAATTGCTTCGGTTGCCTGACGGGAAGCGTTCGCTGGAAGAACGATAGGCATGAAGTCAGTAGAGAGGAAACGTAGTACGTCATCGGTTGGGATGGTGTACATGTACTTCCAGATATAACCGTTAGCAGCAGGATCTTCGGTGAAGATTCCAGTAGCACTGGTGTAAGTACCTTGACCGCCAGAAGGAGTAGTCTTAGGCTCGTTAGTAGCAGTTTGACCAGTAGGGTTAGCAGGGTTCTCTCCGTTATAGAGACACTTGAATACTTCGTACTGGGAGTTAACTAGGTAATACTTGGCATCAGCAATGTTGGTAGCACCAGTAGCAGATGCTTTACCAATTTGACCACCACTACCAGGAGTAGTAGAATAGTCAGGCTTCCACATGTCAAACTTAGGGTTAGCAGCGGTATCCCAGTTGAAACGACGGATTACGCTACGAGCAAAGTCGGTGGTGATACGCTTAGCAGCAATGATGTCGTCATAAACATCATACTTCTCGGTTTGGTTGTCGAGGGGTACAGGGGGAACGTCCTCTGTAGCGTAACGGTAAACGCCAGTCAATGCTTCAGCATTGGTGTCGGCAGTACCATTCCAACCTTTCAGTGCTTGACCAGCGGTAGGAACAGAATTGGTCTGTGGTCCTACGCTGTGAAGGAGGAGGGAATTTTCGTAAACAGCTCTAATAGTAGCTTTGAAGGTGGCGGAAGCGTAGTTAGCGCCGATATAAACTTCATCGCCAGCTACAAAAGCAGTAGCATTAGCATTGAAAATTTCAAGGTAAGCATCCCATCTTTGGGGACGACCCACGAAGAAATACATCCTCGTTCTTTCAGCAGAAGTGTCTGCGCCGCCACTGGGCTCAGACAACGACTCAAGGAATTGGGTGGCGTTAAAAATTCTAAACTTATCTGAGATAATGGCAGCCATTGATAGTCTCTCGGTGTGTGAACGTTTTGTCTGATTTATTTATATTTATACGATTGAGAAGGGAATTATCTCGTCGTTAACACTGATTAGATCAGTGCCTCGGATGACCGTACATCCCTCTAATGTAGTAGCAGTTTTGGATGTGTAAGAGATTACAGATCCGTCCTCCGTCAATACGTGACCAGAATCAGCGAAATAGGTCGTGTTTTGTACAGCAAGAGACCCGCTAACTGTGCCAGTAAAATTACTGATGGTAACGGGATGCTGGATAGAAGGTATACCCATGTTAAATCTCGATCCATTCCCAAGAAGGGCGGAGTCATGACGGAAGTCAAAGTCACGAATAGTCATGGTTGGGTAGATAGAGTGTACATCCTGTAGTGTCATACCAGAGGAAACTCCAGTATCGATTAGAGCATTGTCTTGGAAAGACCCTAGAGTCAAACCAGCATTGCCGAGACTGTAATCTTCAAATCCAAGGGGTTGACCTTGATCTCTATTCTCTACCAAGAATGATCCGCCATTACGTAGGATAACCTCGTTATATGGAGCGGCAAGAGTTACAACATTACCATTTCTTTGGTTGATAAACGTCTCTAGTACATATTCTTCAATAATATAGTCAACGATAGCAGATCGGTAATCAATCTCTGTACCACCAGATAGTGAATTAAAGAGACCACCCAATACTAGGGTGACCCTTGAAGAAATGGTATCAATATCTTGGATCGAGTTAACAACCTTAGTTGATCTGTGGTGCATAACGAACGGACTAGGAACACTCTCGAATTCCTTAACAGCAACTCTCGTTACATCCAGATTTGTGAATGTGACGATGTTGGAAGACAACGTATCAATACGAGTCTGTGGATTTTCAACAATTTGTGTAGAAACTCCAGTTACCGTGTTGAGTACATCGAATTGGACTTCATTTGTTACAATAGTTTTTTCATAAGATGAAGTAATAACTTGTGATGTAGAAGCAACGGTGGCAGCAACACTACCGATAGTAACTGTACTGATAACTGCTGCTGTGTCAAGTGAAAGTTGCTGTTCTTGAGTTAACTGTACATCGACCTCGGTAACAGAGGCGACATTTGAAGTTACTAGACCAGCAGCTTCTTGAAGACCAGCATTAACGAAACTTACCTTACTCAAGGTAGAGTGAACGTTAGTAACAATGTTATTAGAAGTTGGTGGAATAATCGTAATTTGTTGATGTACTACACCAACCATGTCAACTACATCTTCTATATCAAACAATTGCTTGATCTCATTGGTATCAGTGAAAGCATCAATAACGTCACTGATAACCTGGATTTGTGCTGTCTTCTCAATCTCTGTAGTAGAGGATTGAGCAACACTACCCTCACTGAGGATAACGTTGACACCACCAGAAACGAGAGTAGTGAATTCTGGTTGAGATAGAATTAGTTCACCTGGAGCATGAGGAGCAGCAATAGATCCTTGGAATGCTCTAACAACATCGAGGAATCTGTATTGTTCCTTCCTTCTATAGTAAATGTATTCACCAGCAATTAGAATTCTACTTGGAGTATCTGGGAATCCTTGGGTGTTGGCAGCATAGATGATAGTAGAGTTCTGAGAAACAGGAGCATCAACAAATGTTCCCAAACCACCAGCGGTTGGGATTCCTTTGGGCAAGAATGCTTTGTTTGCCTTGATTTGGATAATCTTATTGACTTCCTCTGTAGTAATAGTCTCCAGAGTAGCAAGTGCTTCAAATCCAACAACACCACCAGTAATTTGAGTGATTTGCTGAGCAACATCCAGTTCCATTTCTGGTGCTACGATAGCAGGAGACTGTACCCTCGCTTCCGTTGGGAACTGCTCATTAGTCATCAAGACTTTATTTTCTTCGCCAGCAAGAGTGTTGATACCAGAAGTAATCTGTCTATCACTATTAACATCAGCGATGAAACCACCGAGAGAAATAATACTAGTAATACCCTGAGGACTGAATGGACCACCCTCAATTCTAATTTCGGTATTACCGAGCATAGTGAAGACAGAATCAATATCAGTTTGAATTCTGAGTTCAGTTAGAGTATCAATCTTACGAGTCTGTTCTTTGATTCTCTTATATCTTCTTGCTACTACAACTCTTGGTGGTTGGGTGTATCCACTACCACCATCAGTCAGAATAACATCTAGAATTTGACCACCATAAGCAATAACTTCTGCTTTCGCTCCACCACCATTACCATCTACAGGAATGAAGTGAACTTCAGGTGTAGTAAAGTATTCGTAAGCAGTTGGTTGTAGGAGAATACCCTCGTCAAAGAATAGTGTTAGGTCTCTTTGGTTGAACTGGATGTCAGCAACATTGAGAGTTGTGATAGCACCAAACTGGTTTACATTAGCAGTAACACTTAGACCTTCGCCCTCGGTGTCGCCCTCATAGTTAGTTGCCTGTACCTTAGCATAATGCTCATTCTGAATATAATAGTCATCAACATATGACTTGGTATATACCTGATCGGGAGTTCTTATGATCTCACGATACTCGCTCTCACCATCAATAAGAATCTTATCTCCAGGTAGCAAGTTAGCGAACATGGAGTTCTTATTGTTCCATGCCTTGTTACCACCTTCTACACCATACAACCAAGAAGGAACATTCTTTTCTAGAACTCTTTCTCCTTCGTCATCTACTTTATATTCTGCTTTTACAGTATATGATCCATTGATATCGTAGGAACTGAATCCAGCATTCTCTGGACAGATGGCAATAACAGTATTCTCATCAACAGTAACGTTAGTAGTATTCTGTAAAGTCAGGATAACTTTATCAGCACTTTCTTGACTTACATTCTGAACCTTACCAAGGATAGTATCACCTTGCTTGATATGGAAGTTTACACCAGAATACTCATACAATTCAGTAACTACCGTTTCAGTAATTCCAGTACCTTCGAGTGTTAGGTAAATTGTATTATTATAGGAGAACGGTTCAAAATCATAGAAAGTAAGAGTCTTCGCTACATCTCTACCATACATCAAAATGATGTTGACATCTTGGGTCGCTCTATTACCAGCACTATTTCTAGAGAACTGGAGTGGTTTTGTGAATGTAATGTTTGGACCAACGATAGTGTAGGAATCAGTATCTCTCTGTAGAACACCATCAATAAAGACCAAAGCATACTTTGGATCGTCGATTTTTCTTACAGATTTAGTTACTTCATCCTGAATCAGATATGGTCCACCAAATCTATATTCATACAAATCACTATTGATGTTGAAACGTTCGTAACTACCAATACTATAGATAAAGCACTTCTCGTAGTTCTTTAGAATTTCAGGAATCTCTTCAGGTGGTCCATAAAGATCATCGTTATCAATAGGTGGTTTTGTAAAACGGATGATGTCTGCTACAGTATCATCTTCATCTCTAATGATAGAGTAGGCATTACCGAATGGTTCGGTCTCTGTAGTTCTAGCTTTCTGAACAACACCGTTTAGAGTGACGATTAGATTTTCGTATGGATCTGTCTTTACAATAGATCCATCTTCCCAATATAGAGGGAAATCAGACTGGACACCATCAAACTGGTCAGCAATAGACTTGACTTTCCTGAAGTACCTGTCATTAAGAGAAGACTTCTTGAATTTGATTGCTCTACCGTAGAACTTAACAGAATCTGTCTGTTGACCTTCAGTAATCCTTTCACCTAGTGGTGGTTGAGCAAATGTAATTGTGTTTCCACTAATAGTAAATGCTGTGCCTGGTTCTTGGAAGATACCATCTAGAGTACAGATTAGTTGCTCATTCTTAGTAAGTTGTAGTGCTAGACCACTCTTCTTATCAATCAACGTAAATACAGTGTTGCCAACTAGGTTACCAGTAGATGGATCAAACTTACCATCAAAGGCAGGAGATAGACTTACGTTATATGTTACAGTTTCAGTAGCATCAAAAGTATCAATAGAGATAGAACCACGTCCTTCTTCTACTTTAAGATCTTCTAGTTTCTGTTGAATAACAGTAACAACTCTCTTCGATGTGATAGAAGAAATTTGTACAGGTGGCAGTTCAACTGTACTGATGTAATTAATAGATGGTTGAGAGACAGGCATTGGTGATGCGCCATCACTCTCGATGATCATCTCACCGAACAACTGGAAACCAGCAGGGTGTGTGGTTCTCTTAATTAGATCACGCCACTCATTAATAGAAGTCTTCGATCTAACTACGTAGGAATAGTCCTGATAGAAGTAAGAGTCTTGTAGACGCTGGTTAGCATTACTGAGTTTACCTCTATCAGAAGAGAAGAATCCAAAATTGTCTACATACGACCTAATGTCTGGTTGGAAGTCTGTACAATACTGTGTGTACAGTGTAGCGTTTCTATTGCCAAGATCTGATTTGATCTGAGCACCACTATCGAAAACCCCAGTGATACCAACGACTTTCAGCAGGTTACTTCCTTCTCTGTAACCATTATTAGCAACAATAGCAGTAGCACCTGTAGAAACCTGAACAATCTTCTCACCAAAGAAGAATGGTCCATTAATGTTTCTAAGTACGAATGTAGTAGGAGATTTGTAATATCCTAATTGAGATTCGTCGTTGTTAAATCCACGACCAGGATTGTTGATCCTAATATTTTGTGGAACACCGATGTTTGTAGACTCTAGATAGACCTTGACATCAGATTCGATAATTTTTGCTGTGGGTTTGTATGTAAACCCTCTACCTTCTTTCAGTACAGCAACTTCAGTGAGTTCTCCACCATTTTGCTTACAAACATACTCATACCTCTCACCATCAGTGTTTGTCAAGATGATGATTGGTTTTGAATAGTTCTCGCCTTGACCAATAATATTGAATCCAGTAACCACCTGTCTAACTGGATCCCAGATAGGATCTACAGATGCTTCATTTACTGAGGAAGGAACTACACCAGTTACAATTGGGATGTTGTTGTATCCTTGTCCTGTATTAACAACACGGACAGAATGAATATTACCAACAGCAAGTGTAGAACTAGTAATATAAGAAATTGTACCACTACCATCATATGCTGGTGTTTCGTTTAGTTGATATACGAATTTTGTATCGGTGTTGTATATAACATCCTTTGTCCCTGTTAAAGGATCATCGATTATCCTTAAATAAGAACCACCAGTATCAACATCTGGAGATACCTTAATGAAGTAGAAGTAGTTTTGGAAATTAATACTTCGTCTTTCTTGGTATGTGTTTGTGTAGATAGCAGGACCAAATCCTAACTTAATACAAACAAAAGCACCAGCATTACCAGGAGCAATGCCAGAAGTCTCTTTTTCTTCAGTAAAGATATTGTAGTTAGCACTAGAAGAGAAATCTAGGAATGTGTCTGCCATGGAGAAATGACTGACATCAAACTTATACTTGTAATACTTCTGAATATCTAGAACTGGGTTGATATTGAAGTTGGTGTTGTCTGTGGAAAACTCTAGTTTGAATGCTTCCTCATCTACTGTTCTGAATAGAACTAGTTTCTGTGGGATACTACTATCGAAGAAAGAAGAACTATTAGATAGAACTTGAGGTTGATTAGAGTTATAATCATACGACACATCAATAACTTGTGTAGTAGGATCGTAATCGATCAAGAATGGTTTTGCTATATCAGCACCAAAAGGTCTGAATCCATCATCGAATCTGTAGAAAGCATCTTTTAGTGATACAGCAGCGTTATGATAATGGTTAGTTGGTGTTGTACCTTGCTGACCTCTCTCAACAGTAACTTCGTCGTTAAGTGGGTCAACTGCTTTAACTTTCAGAATTTCTTGACCAATTTTCAAGAAATCTTCTTGAGATACGTTATTAACGTTAGTTAGTTTGAGAACAGTGTTATTGTAAGCAAAACCTACGTGGTCAACTTCCAATACTAGTCTTTGTGGTGAGGTTTCAGTAACACCTCTGTTCAGGTCAGCATCAGCAACAGTTAGGATGTCACCTTTCTTGTATCCTTCACCTTTGGTAGTGATTAGAATTGATGCTACACCACCAGAACCCAAACCTTGTGGATTGGATACATCAATGGTTGCTCTAGCATTACCAGAGTCTCCTGGTCTACCAATATTGTTTCTTGACAGCGAAGAATCACGGAAAATTAGTTCAACATCATAATAGATGTCGCTAGCATATCCAAAACCACTGTTGAGTACATCAGCACTACCAATACCCTTGTCTACAATGGTAGAATTGTGCTGTGGTTGTAAAGCAGTAGCAGTTTGATATAGACGCTTTCTTACAAAGTAAGTTGTCTCTGTAAAGTTGTCGTCTGGAAGGAGATCTACAGTTACCTTATCACCTTTACCTAGATTATGGTTTTCATCTGTAGTAACAATAGCAATATTGTCATTGATGACAAAAGGTGTTAGTCCTGTGCTCAATGATGATACAGATACAATCTCAACACGGTTGGTATCACTGAGACTAGAACTTCTTAGGTAATAATCGGAGGTTACAAAGAAATTATCAAGACTAGTAACTCTAATCTTGACAGAGTTCTGTCTTCTAGTAGTTTCTAGGATAATTCCTGTTGCCTGGTCCTCATTATCATCGTTGGTCAACCTCATCGTAGCACCAGCGGTGAAGTTGGCGTCACTGTCCAAAACCAAGGTCACGACTAGGGTTTCGGAGTCGATAGTGGCGTCTAGATTGTATGTGCCGTTTACATTTCTAAGAACGAGTTCATTATCATTAAATACGTCACCAATCAAGTCTCCAGTAGCAAAGACTGTGCCATCAGGACCTGTTTGGGTGATCGTGTCACCTTCAAACAAGTAAGCATTTTCTTGTATTTTAATTTGTGCTGCCTTAGTCTGGGTCGATTCAATAGAGGTTACAGTTTTACCAGTAACTTGGTCTACGACAACAACACCATCTTTACCGTTGGTTGCTGTATTGTCAATGAATACATTGTTACCAGGAGAGAAGTTTCTTGTAGAAGATTCGACATATCCAGAAGTAATATTACCAGACTTGACATCTAGTAGAGAACCAGAGAACCCAGATCCATTTCTTTCGGACAAGGATGTTCTGTATGCTTGGAGACCTACTGGAATATCGTCTTGTGAGATATTAGAGTTGTAGTTGGAGTCTACAGGCAATGAGTAGAAGTTAACACCAAGAATATATGGGAACTGTGGAACTTCATTAGCATCTACTGTAACAAAGTAAGCATAGGTGCCATCTGGATATTCTGGAGTTATACAGAATCTACCGTTGTTCTGATCTAGTTCTGTCTTACCAGAATCTACACTAGGAACCCAACGATAGTCATCAACAAACGATCCAAGAGGATATTTGCCAGTATCAGGACCATCAGGTCTAGATCCGTTAAGAACATAACCAGAAGCAAGTTTTGAGATACCACTTCCCGAATTGTATGGGTCGGTGTAACCTAGAGGACCATAGATTGGGTTGCCATCATAGGCATAACCAATAATGGGTGAGTGTACAGAACCATTCAGTAGGTTGGTATTGTAACTAGCGTTATTCAGGTATGCTGCTGATCTAGCATCAACTGGGTTTGCAACATAAGCATAACCGTAATCCTTCAGTGGATCAAAGTTACTGAAAACTGTTCCATTGCTGCTATCAAGGTTATTTTTGAGTTGCTGGTATCTATTAAATACCCAACGCTTGATTTTAGCGTCAGCAGCAGCATTCTTACCAACTGCTTCGACTGTAACATCAGTAAATCCTCTAGTATAGAATCTACCAACAGAAATTTTCTTTACTTCACTAATACTACCATCAGAATCGAGAATTGCTTCAAACTCAGCAAAGTTTCCCTTACCAAGGGTATCTACAATACGAATGATAGGTGGAGAAGAGTAATATCTACCAGCATTGATGATATTCATGCTAGTGATAGCACCAGCAGTAATAACAGGTTCTAGTACAGCATTCTCACCAGATGTAATCCTGATAGCAGGATCTTCATCAAAGTTTTCTGTAGTAAGAATCTCGATATCACCTACAACACTACCATTGAGTGTACATCTTGCTTTATTAGGAAGTTCGTTAACAAGAACGAAAGGTGGGTTTACATAAGAGAAACCTCTAGAGGTAATCTTGACAGATTCAATAGCACCTTTCCTGACAAACTCATCTGATTTGTAACCTAGGGCAGGAACACCATTGATAAAGATACCAACATCTCTACTAGGAGTTGTATAAACCTCTGTAGTAGTGATGGGTTGCTTACGAATTAGTTTCAGGTGCTTCTGATCTAGTAGACTGACGCTATACTCTGTATCTACAAGAATATTCTTGCTAGGATAGGAAGATGAACAAATATAGTAGTATTGATCGTCTTCAAAGACTGCTCCGACATCAGCAACAAAGTTTTGCTGTGTTCCTTTGATTCTACTGACGTTATTAGTGGGATCTTCGTTGATTCTCCATCTAACTCTATTATTGATACTATCGAAGACAATAGGATCGATAGTTTCAAAACCAGCATCACCAACTTGTACCAAATCACCACTAGCTGAATATGGAGCAGTATATGAAGGCAGCATGTTATACAGCATACCTAGCGTAATGAATTTTACGCCATTGGTATTGACTGTAGAATAGCGATATACAGTTTTACCAACGTTATGGTTTCTGATTGGACCAATACGTTGATCAATGATAAACTGATTGACAGTTTTATCCTTGTAAGTAATAATTTCGTCACCAACTAGGATCTTACCCGTCCTAGGGAATCCCATGGTGGACTTTACAGTAATCGTGTCGTTTGTAGTAGATCCAGAAGGTAGAAGTACAGTTGTGCTAGTTCTTCCAGATACTTGGAACCTACCATTTACAGTAGATGGTTCTAGAATGACCTCATACAGGTCTTCTTGTCCATCACTACCAATAGAAATTACATTATCAACAATTGCTTGAGCAAACTCGATTCCCTGGTCGTAACCATCGATCTCTTGGGTTACACGCTGACCAATTAGACTAAAGATGTCACCACTAGTGACTTTTACCTTTAGAGAATAGTTCTTAGTCCAATCAGAAACCGATGACTTAAGTGTAAAGTCTTTTGGATTGATGACTTCAGGTACATCCTGAGGATCATCAGTAATAATAGCATTGAACAGGAACTTGATTGACTTATCAGTACCCTTCGCCTTGTAGAACGAAGTAATGTTCTTAATTAGTGATCTCTTGTCAACATCCTCTTTGAGATATGCCTCTGGAAACTCTGCCAGGTAGGTCTTCTCAAACTCTTTGACTAGAGCATATAAGAATAAGTTACTAATATTTCGTACAACATCACCCTGATAATGAGGGGCAGATGAAGTTGTAACAAATGTTGATTTGTTGTATAGATCTCCTAGAGTGGTGTTACCACTTACACCTCTAGAGACTTCCGAGAATACATTACCACTTCTAGATTGATAAAATAGGATTTCATCACCAATCTGAACATATCCATCTTTTTCGGGGAAAGATCCACCATCATCTACGGTGAACGTATTTACATCCGCAGTAATAGATGATGTTAGTTTGGATTGCTGTTGTAGTAGGTTCTTCTCATAGTAATTGATATCCCTATACTTCTCAAAGTTAGAGATGATGTCAAGTGGTTGACCAGCAGCCTCTTGCTGCTCGTAGTATTTTTCTACGAACTTCGAGAAATTTTCGTACTCGTACTGGATAAACCCTGGGAGTTGGGACTCGATCAGGGACGATAACCTTCTC